ATTGCTAGTCGTATTAAAATATAAAGCTCCATTAATCAAGGCATCACCATCGTTATCTAAAGTTGGATCGCTAGCTTTAGGTCCTAAATATCTATCGTCAAAATTATCATAAGATGCTGCGGCACTTGCTGCTGAAGCTGCTGCTGATGTAGCACTATTAGAAGCATTGGATGCTTGAGTAGTTGCTGTGCTTGCAGAACTAGCTGCGTTACTAGCTGATGTACTAGCATTGGATTCTGAAGTTGCAGCATTACTAGCTGATGTACTAGCTGCTGTTGCATAATTACTTGCGTTAGTTGCTTGTGTTCCTGCAGTCGTAGCAGAGTTAGCAGCATTAGTAGCTGATGTAGAAGCGTTACTTGCAGAAGTAGAAGCTGAACTAGCTGAACTTGCAGCAGAGGTAGCTGAACTAGATGCCTGTGTAGCTGGTGCATCCCAAGATGAACCATTGTAAAACTTAACTTCGTTAGTTGTAGAATTATAATATATTGATCCTTCAACTAATGCGTTTCCATCATTATCTAATGTAGGATCACTAGCTTTTGTTCCTAAAAATCTGTCATCAAAATTATCGTAAATAGTTTCTACTGAACTTAAAGAACTAGCAGCACTAGAAGCAGAAGAACTAGCAGAAGATGCGGAGCTTGCAGCATTGCTTGCACTAGTTGCAGCAGCACTAGCTGAACTAGCAGCGGCTGTAGCTGATGAAGTAGCTGTTTCTGCGTCTACTAATAAATCCCACTTAGCACTATCTGTGTTAGTTGAGATGGGTTCTGCACCAGAGGATGTGTGTCCTGTGTTACATAAATAAATGTTTCCGTTTGATGTATCTTTTACGATGTCTCTAGCAGCATAAGTTTCGCCAGATGACCAATTACCTTGGAATGAACCTAGCTCTTGTGAGACTACTAGTTCGCCAGCAGAATCGAAACCTAAAATCTTTCCTGCTCTGTTAGAAGCACCTACTGTAAATTCAGTAGATGACATTGTGTTAGTTCTTGAAATTTTTATTGAACGATCAACTTCCTCTTGGATTTGTTGTATCGCCATCATTGAACGATCCAAACCCTCTTCGTGTGATTCCGCAGGGAATGGATCATTAGCAATGTAATCTATTGCCTGTGTTTGCGGAACTGCTCTTCTAATCACTACGGTTTCAGTTGCTGAAGGAATGTTACCAGCAGTGAAAACTATAGTACCGCCAGAAGCAGAACCAGCACCAGTTACGGTGTAGTGTGTTGTTAAGGTCTTGACTGTTTCAGTTCCTAGTGAGGAACGAATGATGACTTGCAAATCTGAGTCAGCAAAGATCTTGAATGTATAGTTAAATGTATCAAGAGTACCATTACCTAAGTATGAGTTCTTTACTGTAGTTGAAGATATTGTCATATTAACTTGTCTATATTATTTTTCCTGTTCTATTTCAACATTATTATTTATATAATCTAATGCTCTTTTAGATTCTTTAATCATTAATAAATAATGATGATCAATTAACTCCCTTTTTTCATCTGGAGTATATGCTTTGCTATTATAAATATTTCTAATAACTAGATTTAATTCACTAATAGCATCCTTTACCGATATTAAATATAATTCGTTTTTATCCTCTATTTCTTGTCTTATTTTTAGAGCCTCTTTAAATTCACCTCTTTTTTCTAATGCAGGTATAGCCTGAAACTTTTTATTGATTTTATCATAAGCCTTATAAAAATCAGATATATATTCTGAAGAACCAGAAGGATCTCTTAAATCAAAAGCTCTAATAAAAGGTATTGCTGTTAAATTATCAGTTGGTTTTATTGGATCTTCAATCATTCCAAATTCTATTAATGCTTTATCTACTTCTCTAATTACATATCCACCTATACCGCCAGTCCATTGTTTTATAAAGTTGTCAATGTAAATTGGATTGTCTAACTTAGTATAATCTCCTACTAAACTATTTATAGTTTTACTAATTAACTTTGCAGTTTCAGAAGTATAGTTAGTATATTGATATTGAGATGGTAAGTTTTTATCCATATAATAAGGAACAAGAGGAGTATCTTTAAACAAACTATAGTTAAAAATTGTTTCTCCAATAGGTAATGCGTATTGAGGAATAGGTAATACGTTTTTTACATTTGACCATAAGAAATCTTTTGTAAATCTGTTAAAGTCATTTGGATCTTCTTTAGACCAAAAATCTAAAAATTGTTCTACCCCAGTTCCAAATACAACTCCTGGTTCAAATGGTTTTGGAATTTTATAAAGTTTATCTTCTGTTGCAATAATCCAATAATGATCTTTAACCCACTCAGGTAATCTTTTTACTCTTTCATCATCTCTATTTGCAAACCATAAATAAATACTTGGAAGTATAATTCCTCCTGTAATTAAAGTCATAGTTCTACCTGGTCGTTTTGAGAAGGCATCATAAATTTTTGCATAACCTTGAAGTCTAGCATTAAAGAAAGCAACTATTTGATTTAATCCTCTAATCTTTGTTCCCATTTTTGCATAATCAATCGTAATATCTCTTGATTCAAACCCACCTCTTTCTATTGATTCTCTTTCTGATAATCCTAATTTTTTAGCTTTGTTATAAGATTTTTTAAATTCAGCTATCCTTGTCATATTTTCTGATAGTTCAGAAATAACTCTTAAAATTTCCATAGGATTTTTTAATTTGTTTCTTATTGGTCCTTGATTTAAAATATCAAAAGCTGGTTTATCATAAACCTTTCTATCTAAAGAAACTAAAGTAGACTGCATACCGCCTGATCTAATCCATTTTTGATATATCGCTTGAGATTTTTTACTTATTCCAGTTTTACCAAGTATTAAAGTTCCAAGTCCTTCAAGAGAACTCCATATAGGAACAAAGCCTGATTTACTAAATATAGTTGCTGAAACAGTATCTCTTGCAATGTTTGCAACAACAAAGTCTGGAGATAAAGTTGCACCTGCTCTTAACCAAGAAGCAGGTTTACTTAGATATTTATTAATCATACCCATTTGTCTTGGATCAAAATCTTTCATAGCTTCAGCTAATTCCTTACCTACTTCCCATACTTCAAATTTTCCATTACGATAAACACCTACTGAGGTTTCATCAGGTTTTAAAAATTCTGTTCTAAATATTCTAAAATTTTCAATAGCTTTATCAGATATAAAATTTTCAGAAGTTGAATCTAAAATTTTTTCTAATTCTTTTCTTTCTAATTTTATTGATTTACCTTTTGTTTTTTTTAAATTAATATCTGGGAATGCTTCTTTATTTTTTTCTATAAAATTAAAAAATTCTATTAATGCTGCATTTCTTTCTGCAAGTTTAACAAGATGAAAAGTATTTTTATAAACTGTTTCTATTGGATCAAATGTGTCTAAACCTTTTGCATCCTTAATTTTTTTTAAAGGATTTGATACTGAGTTTGTATATCCAGTTTCTCCTTTTTTAGCTTCAATAATTCTTGAAAATGGAATGTAATTTTTATTAGCTTCAATCATATTATTGAATGCTTCTTGAGATATTAGTCCTCTTTCTTTTATATATTCCAATAATTCTCTTTGATAATTATCTAATTCTTTTGATATTTTTTCATACTTATTAATTAATTTTTTATTACTAGCAACTTCTCTTGCAGCTTCTAAAGGGAATCCTGAATTAATACCACGTTCCTCTAACTCAATAACTCTTTTAGCTATTTTATAATTATTAAATTCTGCATAAGATTGTTTACTTTCTGCAATGGGTTTCATAATTTGAATAAAAGATTTTCCTTTATTATTTAACCCTCCATCTATTGTTGCAATTTCAATAAAAGTTCCAGCACGATAATCCATACCTACTAAAGTTCTAAATCTTTCATATATATTAAGTATTCCTATTGGGTTTTTTTCTTTATCTACTCTTCTAAGTATTTCTAAAATAGGATGAAATCTATCCAATAAATTTTTAGTTACTAAATCTTTAGCTTCCTTAGTGGTTGTTTTCTCTTCTATTTTATCATATCTTGTTTTGTCAAAAAGTTTTTTTTCAGCGTTAGTTTCAAAAATAATTCCTTCTTTAAATTTATCTACTTGAACTTCAGATCGTACTTCTTCTTTTATTCCATAACCTCTTGGATGTTTTATGTTAGTGCTAGACGTATCTTCTAAAATAGTTTTATCAGATACCATATCTTGATAATGTTCTAACGCATTTTTATCTGCTACTTTTATATTTTCTACTGCTTTAGTTATTCCTTTTCCTGCAAGTCCTAAAGTTCCAAACAATATAAATGAATCTGTTAATTGTTCTTTACTTGGTAGTTCTCTTTCAATTAAAGCTCCAACTGTTTCAAAACCAACAACCTGACCAAATAAATTTGGAATAAAACCTTTACCATATTTACCCATTAATCCTGGAACTTTATAAGCAGCATAAAGTTGAGCTGCTTCTTTTGCTCCAGCTTTTATTCCTTCTTTAGTAAATATTTCAAACCATTCAGAAAAACTATTTACTTCATCATTTTCTAAGGCAGTTAAAAAAGTTTTTCTTAAACTACCACCAACAAAACCAGCTCCACCAACAGCAAGTCCAGGTGACCTAGCAATTATTCCTGGTATTGAACCAACTGCATATATTGGTAAATCCTTAATTATAGTGGCAATGTTTTGAATGTTTCTTTCAATAATACCAGTATCATCAAATTGAGGTTGAGTGTAAAGTTCTGGAGTTATTCCATCTGTTTTATATGCTTCATAAAGATCATATATTCCACCACCCCAACCTCTTTTCCAATATTGTAAAGGTTGAAAAACATCACCAACTAATTTTTGTTTCAATGTTTCATTGTTAGGATTAGTTTTTTCTATTTCATTAAGTTGTTCATATACAGATTTTTTTTCATTTTTAATTTCAAAAATAACTTCATCCCAATAATCATATATAGGTTGTTTGTTTAATGGTTTATAACCAAACTCATTAAGTATTTCATTGTCATTAAATCCTGCACCTTCTAATTCTAAAATTTTTTCTTTTTTAAATGATTCTATTTCTTCATTAGAAAAACCAGCATTTTGAAAATTCTTTATTTGTTCAGCAATGGTTTCCATTACATTCCTTTTTGTTTTAAGAATTCTTTATACTCATCAGATTCCAAATATTCTTTTGTAGTTTGATTTTCTTTTCTTTTTGGTGGAAGGATTATTTGTTGATCTCCCTTTTCTTTTTTTAATTTTTGAATAACATTTTTAAAAATAAAATTAGAATCAGGAATAAACTTTTTAATATCTTTACCTATAAAAGATTCACTTGTAGTATCTAATAAATCATCAGGTGTTTTTCCATTTTTTAAACCATCAATGTATCTATCATACATAATGTATTTAAAATTACTTAATCTTTCTTCTTTAGAATCATCAAGGTCTTGCAAGGCAATAGGACCAGATATTTGATATTTAAAAATATTAACAAAATCAAAAAATTTTTTATGATTAAATTTAAAATTTTCTTCATTTGATATAACAAAAAGATTGTTTAAATATTGTAAATCTTTTGTATTGATACTATCTCCAACCCTTTCAACTATACTTTTTGATGTTGTTTCTCCATCTAATAAAAATTTATCTGTAATAGTATTTATCTTATCTTCTATTATCATTTTAATAATGGATTCATTTTTATCAAAGGATGTTATTTTATCAGTTTGTTTATTTACATATTTTTCATTTAAAGATGAAAATTGTTCTACAATAGCAGGAGTGCTACCAAATAATTCTTCTATTTGTTTTTGATAAATTCCTTTTTTTTTATTCATATTATTAATTATTTCTTTAGATTTTTGAGCAACATCCATTCTTGCAATTTGATTATTTGCTAAAATTGTAAATTGCATATCTGTTTTCATTTCCCTTGCTTTTTTAGAAGCAAAAGAATTAAATTCAATTTTTTCTTGTTGAGATAATCCTTGATATAAATTTTGTAAATTTTCATTTCCACCAAAAGTTCCTTTTTGAATTTCATCAAAAGCTAAACTTAATTTGTTAGGAGAATCATCAGGAGATAAATTTAATGAATTAGTTAACACTTGAAACTTTCTAAGTTTAATTTGTTTATCAGCTTCTTGTGAATACTTTATAATTTCTTCAACTTTTAAAGAATCAAAAAATCCTTTTTGTACTGCTTCTTTAAAAGCAAAAGGTTGATTGACTGACATAGATTCAGCTAAATTATCTTGACCAAATTTTATATATGATTCATTTAATATTTTTTTTACTCCATCGTCATACTTAGGATTATTATTTATTCTTTTAGAAATTTTGTCTTTATAAACTTCTAGATAAGATGGACCAACTTCTTTTAAAATTAAAGTTTCTTTTGAAACTAAATCTTCATCTATGTTTTTTGCTTCATCAATTTGTTTAAGACGAGATCCTTCTAAAGCAGAAACTTTTAATACACCAGCTGTTGCATAATATTTTTTTTCTAATGCTTTTTTTGTAAAATTATCTAAGGTTTGAAATTTATTATTTTTAGCGTAATTAAATAAATTATTAACTTGTTGATCGTGTAAAGAAGAAGCATCATTAGGATTGGGATTATTTTTAGTTTCGCTTTGAATTGTCATTAATCCTTTTTGGATTGTATTTCCACGACTGTCTTTTTGATCTACATATAAATCATTTAATATTTGAGTTGCTTTATTATCAGCTTCTAATTTTCTTTCTTTGATATATTCTTCTGTAATAAAATCAGAAACAGGTTGTAATGCTGAAGCAGGAGTTGCAAAAGGTGAAACTTTTATTCCAGATTTTACAGAACCAACTTGTTCTGTAATACTTCCTGTTGCTGTATATGTTGGTATCTTTGGCATTATACTCCTCCAGACATACTAAGTAAGCTAGTTCCAGTTTTTGCTACTGTTTGTATTTGTGCTAACCTAGCTTCTTGTTTATAAAGTTGACCTTGTATTCTTGCAAAGTTAGCTTCTTCAAGTTTACCTGCTTTTGCTACATCCGTATTATATCTAAGAAGTTTTCTTTGTATTTCTGCTTCTGTTAAATTTGCTATATTAATTCTTGCTGATGTTCCTGTACCAGTCTCAACTCCAGACTTAGCAAGATTAGTTTCAGTCTCACCCTTTAATTTAACAATTTTTTTATCAAATTGAGCAATATCAAATTCTAATTTTTTATCTAATTGTTGAGCTTCTTGTTCAGCAACAACAGCATTTCTATTTTGAATTGCTTGATTGTATTTTCCCATAGCACCTTGTTGTTGATACTGTGCTACACCTAATGCTCCTACTACCGCCATTTGCCAACTCATTAGAATATCCTCGCATATCTGAAGTGATCTGAACCATCAAAACCATAATGTTTCATTAATCCTTCGTTTTCCAAACCTAACCATTTAGCAAATTTTAGACCCATTTTAAAGTCTGCTCTTACAGCAGTTTGAACTCTTTTAATCTTATGTTCCTTTGCTAATCTTGCAAAGTTTTTCTTGATGGCTCTCGCAATCGGTAATGGATGTTGCCAAACCTTATGACTAGCAAGCACCCAACCTTCAGCAACACCATCCCAAATGATCTTCATTCCAGCAGAAGTTATAGGTTCATCATTAATCATACAAGTATAAGCTAAACCTTTTTCTTCTAACTGCATTGCTTCTCCATCAAATTTTGCATCTTGATCCATCAGAACGTGATTCATTTGATTGGCTAAGATGATCTTA